ACAACAAGCAAAGATAGATACTGAAACTGCTCAATCTCAAGCTGAACAACAATTAAGACAAGAATGGGGTAGAGACTTTGAAGGTAAAGTAAAACAAGCTGGTGCATTAGCTAAAGCTAATATCAATCCAGAAGTATTAGATATGACTTTATCAAATGGTACAAGACTTGGTGATCATCCAGAGATTATAAAAGGCTTTGCAAAAATAGCAGGAATGATGTCAGAAGATAAAATTGTTTCAACTGAAAGTGAAAATGTAAATACAGTTGCTGACATTGAAACTGAAATATCAGCTATTACTAATGATACTGATGGACCTTATTGGAATAAGCAACATCCAGATCACGATAAAGTAGTACAACAAGTTTATACATTAAGAGAAATGCTAAATGCAGATCAATAATCTTAATGATCAAGAAATTCGGTTAGAAGTATTGCGGTTGGTTAAGGAGACAGGATCTGAAGTTCAGAAAAATGATCCCTTGCCAATCGCTGAAAAATATTATAATTGGATAGTAGGTAAGAAAATTCGCAAGAACCTTACTGACAAGAAGGAATAGACTTCTAGTCTAAAAGACTTTAAATCCAAGAATTGCCTATCAATTAAGATGGATAACCTTTCTGATTTTTTTAAACTAACAATAATAATGGAGAGACAATTATGTCATCACAAATAACTACAGCATTTGTACAGCAGTATTCTGCTAACATACAAATGTTATCTCAACAAATGGGATCATTATTAAGAGACAAAGTCAGACAGGAAAGCGTTGTTGGAAAAAATGCTTTCTTTGATCAAGTTGGCTCAGTAACTGCTCAGTTAAAAACTAGCAGACACTCAGACACTCCGCAAATAGACACTCCTCACTCAAGAAGAAGAGTATCTTTAGCTGATTATGAGTATGCTGATCTTATTGATCAACAAGACAAAGTAAGGCTCTTAATTGACCCTACATCATCTTACGCACAAGCCGCTGCTTTCGCAATGGGAAGAGCAATGGATGATGTTATTATCGCTGCTGCAACTGGAACTGCCTTTACTGGTGAAACAGGTGCAACAAGTGAAAACGCACAAACTGCAATTGCAGCTAGTGTTGGCTCAACTACAGGTTTAAACATTAGTAAATTAAGAGCTGCTAAAGAGCTTCTTGATCTAGCTAGTGTTGATCCCTCAATCCCTAGACACATAGTGTGTGGTCCTGAGCAAATTACTAACCTTCTAGGAACAACTGAAGTAACGAGTTCTGATTTCAACACAGTGAAAGCACTGGTTAATGGTGAAGTTGATACGTTTCTTGGGTTTAAATTCACAACATCTACTAGACTTGCAAAATCTGGAAATGACAGAACTGTTATAGCTTTTGCACAAGATGGTATTTGTTTGGGAATTGGTAAAGATGTAAATGCAAGAATAGACGAAAGAGCAGACAAATCGTATGCTACTCAAGTTTACTACTGCATGAGCATTGGAGCTACTAGAATGGAACAAGCAAAAGTTGTTCCAATAACTTGCACAGAAGCATAATAGGAGGATATATATATGGCTAATTCAACACAATACGCAAAGACATTAGATACACCTTCTGTTAAATTAGATACTAACGAACTACATGGTAGAGTAAGAGTAGCTTACGCAGATTTTACTGCGGCAGGTGCTCAAGAAACTATCAATATGTTTAAGTTACCTAATGGAGCTAGAATAATTGGTGGAAGAGTAAATCACGCAGCTCTTGGTTCAAGTACAACTCTGTCAATAGGTCATGCAGCATACGTTAATGCAGCAGGAACTACTGTAGCAGCAGATGTAGATGAATACAAAGCAGCGGCAGCTTCAACATCAGTTTCAGCTTTTAACATTGCAGCTACGACAGCATTGGGTGAAAACTCAGTTGTAGATGCACCAGATGGTTTAGTTGTTACTGCAACTACTGCTGGAGCAAATGCTACTGGACTTATTGAAGTTCAAATGACATACGTTCTAGACTAATAAATAAAATTTTAGGGGGTGGAAGCGAGAGTGGAAACCCCCTAGAGTGCATGAAAAAGATACAAGATTTAAAACCTGTATTACATTTTAAAAAAAATAATTATGTGTATAGGTATGTATTAGTAGATAGGTTTAAACATGATACTAAATATCATAATGGCTTTGATACTAAACAAGAAAAGACAACAGAAGAAATATTTGCGTTAGAAAAAGATAGACAAATAAGACGTAAGTATATTATAAGGAAATGATATGGCATCAACAGTAGACATTTGTAATGGAGCATTAAACCAGTTAGGTGCAACAACTATTCTTTCACTTACAGAAGATTCAAAAAACGCAAGACTTTGCAACTCAAGATATACTCAAGTAAGAGATGGTTTATTTAGAACACATCCTTGGAACTGCTTACAGAAAAGAGTAGAAATAGCAGTAGACACTACAGCTCCTGCATGGGGTTTTAGTTATGCTTATACATTACCATCAGATTGTTTAAGGTTGCTGCGAATATTAGATTATGATTCTAATTATAAAGTAGAAGGTAGAAAAATATTAAGTAATACATCTACTATGAAAATATTATATGTTGCTAGAATTACAGACCCTAACGAATATGATGAATTGTTAAGAGAAACTTTATCTGCTTCTTTAGCTGCTGATATTGCTTTTGCAGTTACTTCTAATAATACTACAGCAACAAATATGTATAATTTGTTTCAAGATAAATTAAAAGATGCTAGATTTGTAGATTCAACAGAAGGTCAAAATGTTGATCAAGATTTAGGCATGACAGATGTTATAGACGCAGGTACATTTATTAACTCAAGGTTTTAGACCATGGCTAGAGTTGCAGTTGAATTAACAAACTTTACAGGTGGTGAGCTATCTCCAAGATTAGATGGTAGAACTGATTTAACTAAATATACATCTGGCTGTGCAACATTAGAAAATTTAGTAGTATACCCACATGGTTCAGCAGCTCGTAGACCCGGCTCTACATTTTTAGCAGAAGTTGCTAATAGTGCAAACAAAACAAGATTAATACCTTTTGAATTTTCTACAACACAAACTTATATGTTGGAGTTCTCAAACTTAAAAATGAGAGTATACAAAGATAGTGGTGCTGTATTAGAAGGAGATAAAACTATATCTGGAATTACACAAGCTAATCCTGCTGTAGTAACTGCAACCTCACATGGTTATTCTAATGGTGATGAAGTAGTTATTACTGGTGTTGTAGGTATGACAGAAGTTAATGGTAAAAGATTTTTAGTTGCAGACAAAACTACCAATACATTTGAATTACAAGATAAAGATGGTGTTGATATAAACAGTTCAAGTTTTACTGCTTACAGTTCTGGTGGTGTATCTAATAAAGTTTTTGAACTAGCAACACCTTACACTACTGCACAACTATTTGATATTAAGTTTGCACAATCGGCAGACGTAATGTACATAACGCATCCTTTACATGAGGTAGAAAAACTATCTCGTACTGGTCATACTGCTTGGACATTAACAGATGTAGATTTTACTAAAGGACCTTTTCAAGATGTAAACACAACAACTACAACTTTTACACCCTCTACTCACACAATAGGTACTGGCAGAACTTTAACAGCATCCGCTACAACAGGTGTTAATAGTGGCTCTGGTTTTTTATCTACAGACATAGGTAGACAATTTTATATGAACTCTGGTTATGGAGTTATTACTGGTGTTAATAGCACAACAGAAGCGGTGATTACTATTGATACTGCTATGACTAATAGTAATGCTGTTACTGATTGGCAACTAGGAGCTTTCTCTGACACTACAGGTCATCCTTCTTGCGTAACCTTTTTTGAACAACGATTAGTATTTGCAGGAACAACTAATCAACCACAAACAATATTTTTTTCAAAATCAGGTGATTACGAAAACATGGATGCAAACATTGGTGGTACAATAGCTGATGATGATGCAATTATTTATACAATCGCATCTAACCAAGTTAATGCTATTAGATTTATGACATCAACTAGAACTTTAATTATAGGTACAGCAGGTGGTGAATTTA